TGTTAAGAAAATTATAACAGATTTAAGGATCGAGAAAACAAAAACAAAGTTTAAATACCATGAGAGGATTTTAAGTAAATATCTTAATTATGATCGAGCTAAAGAGTTATTGGCAAATCGTTTATTTGAAAAGGCAGGAAGGAGGATGTATGCTAAGATACCAAAAGGCATGATGGAAGTTGTTATACACAGAACGTCCAATTCTGTCTGTTTTGAGTCAGAGTTGGATAAAAAGTTTACAATTATGGAGCTTTACCAATATATCGATAACACCCCAGTTGTTGAAACCGCAGATGGTAAAGCATTGATTGAGATGGCATTATTCTCTACATCAAACATACTTGCGACTTTACAAGAGTTATATAATAGCGAAATAGATATTAAAGATGAGGTAGTTCAAGCCAATCGTAATATATCATATATGGCACATATAAATCTTAAGAATCCGGGAAATTTGGAAGTAAAAAATATCAATGAAAGCTTGGCACTTCTATGTCCGGTTCTTTCTGAAGAGATTAAAGATAATATTTTGAAATTCAAAGGTGATGAAATTCTAGATGATAAATTTAGAATGAAATCTATACTTGACAACTCATTCGGAAAGGAGAGTGTTGATAGTTTAGAGGAACTTGACTTAATGATAAGGTTTTTCAATACAAAATATCCTACCAATAAATTTCTAATGGTTCCTGATGTTCGTTTAAAAAGCGGTATAGATAATATTGATTTATTTTTAAAGGATATGTTGAGTTTTAGAGTAGCACCTTTTATGTATAGAGAATTTGATTGGAAACCGATAGGTCGTGTCAAGGATTGGAAAGATAGCTATATTCAATCAACCAATCTCTTAAGGACAATTCGGCACAGTACAGCCTACGAATATCTCTTTAATATTATAAATATTCTGATCTGTCATTATTCAACATTTACAGCATCATTTGAAGAATCAAAAAAGTTTGTTTTAGATGTTATAAAGGAATATGATTATTCTAACAAATTGA